ATGTCAAACATCAAAAAATACATCATTGATTACGACTGGAAAGCATCAATAGAAATTGAAATCGACCATGACGTAATGACAGAGGAAAAACTTCACCAGATTAATAATTTCTGGTCAGACTCTGAATACCGACTCAATAAACACGGCTCTGTATTAAATGCTGTATTAATCATGCTGGCGCAACATGCTCTGCTTATAGCAATTTCAAGCGACTTAAATGCATATGGTGTTGTGTGTGAGTTCGACTGGAATGATGGAAATGGTCAGGAAGGATGGCCTCCAATGGATGGTAGCGAAGGAATAAGAATTACCGATATCGATACATCAGGAATATTTGATTCAGATGATATGGCTATCAAGGCCGCCTGAGTGCGGCTTTACCGCATACCAATAACGCTTCACTCGAGGCGTTTTTCGTTATGTATAAATAAGGAGCACACCATGCAATATGCCATTGCAGGGTGGCCTGTTGCTGGCTGCCCTTCCGAATCTTTACTTGAGCGAATCACCCGTAAATTACGTGACGGATGGAAACGCCTTATCGACATACTTAATCAGCCAGGAGTTCCAAAAAATGGATAAAACACTTATGGCTATCCAGACTAAATTCACTATCGCCACTTTTATTGGCGATGAAAAGATGTTTCGTGAGGCCGTCGACGCTTATAAAAAATGGATATTAATACAGAAACTGAGATCAAGCAAAAGCATTCACTAACCCCCTTTCCTGTTTTCCTAATCAGCCTGGCATTTCTCGGGCGATATTTTCACAGCCATTTTCAGGAGTTCAGCCATGAACGCTTATTACATTCAGGATCGTCTTGAGGCTCAGAGCTGGGCGCGTCACTACCAGCAGATCGCCCGTGAAGAGAAAGAGGCAGAACTGGCAGACGATATGGAAAAAGGCCTGCCCCAGCACCTGTTTGAATCGCTATGCATCGATCATTTGCAACGCCACGGGGCCAGCAAAAAAGCCATTACCCGTGCGTTTGATGACGATGTTGAGTTTCAGGAGCGCATGGCAGAACACATCCGGTACATGGTTGAAACCATTGCTCACCATCAGGTTGATATTGATTCAGAGGTATAAAACGGATGAGTACAGCACTCACAACGCTGGCTGGGAAGCTGGCTGAACGTGTCGGCATGGATTCTGTCGACCCACAGGAACTGATCACCACTCTTCGCCAGACGGCATTTAAAGGCGATGCCAGCGATGCGCAGTTCATCGCATTGTTGATCGTCGCCAACCAGTACGGCCTTAATCCGTGGACGAAAGAAATTTACGCCTTCCCTGACAAGCAGAACGGCATCGTTCCGGTGGTGGGCGTTGATGGCTGGTCCCGTATCATCAATGAAAACCAGCAGTTTGATGGCATGGACTTTGAGCAGGACAATGAATCCTGTACATGCCGGATTTACCGCAAGGACCGTAATCATCCGATCTGCGTTACCGAATGGATGGATGAATGCCGCCGCGAACCATTCAAAACCCGCGAAGGCAGAGAAATCACCGGACCGTGGCAGTCGCATCCCAAACGGATGTTACGGCATAAAGCCATGATTCAGTGTGCCCGTCTCGCCTTCGGATTTGCTGGTATCTATGACAAGGATGAAGCCGAGCGCATTGTCGAAAATACCGCATACACTGCAGAACGTCAGCCGGAACGCGACATCACTCCGGTTAACGATGAAACCATGCAGGAGATTAACACTCTGCTGATCGCCCTGGATAAAACATGGGATGACGACTTATTGCCGCTCTGTTCCCAGATATTTCGCCGCGACATTCGAGCATCGTCAGAACTGACACAGGCCGAAGCAGTGAAAGCTCTTGGATTCCTGAAACAGAAAGCCACTGAGCAGAAGGTGGCAGCATGACACCGGACATTATCCTGCAGCGTACCGGGATCGACGTGAGAGCTGTCGAACAGGGGGATGATGCATGGCACAAATTACGGCTCGGCGTCATCACCGCTTCAGAAGTTCACAACGTGATAGCAAAGCCCCGCTCAGGAGAGAAGTGGCCTGACATGAAAATGTCCTACTTCCACACCCTGCTGGCTGAGGTTTGCACCGGTGTGGCTCCGGAAGTTAATGCTAAGGCGCTGGCCTGGGGAAAACAGTACGAGAACGACGCCAGAACCCTGTTTGAATTCACTTCCGGCGTGAATGTTATTGAATCCCCGATCATCTATCGCGACGAAAGTATGCGCACCGCCTGCTCTCCCGATGGTTTATGCAGTGATGGCAATGGCCTTGAGCTGAAATGCCCGTTTACCTCCCGGGATTTCATGAAGTTCCGGCTCGGTGGTTTCGAGGCCATAAAATCGGCTTACATGGCCCAGGTGCAGTACAGCATGTGGGTGACGCGAAAAGATGCCTGGTACTTTGCCAACTATGACCCACGAATGAAGCGTGAAGGCCTGCATTATGTCGTGGTTGAGCGGGATGAAAATTACATGGCGAGTTTTGACGAGATGGTGCCGGAGTTCATCGAAAAAATGGACGAGGCACTGGCTGAAATTGGTTTTGTATTTGGGGAGCAATGGCGATGAAGCATCCTCACGATAATATCCGCGTAGGCACGATCACTTTCGTCTACTCCGTTACAAAGCGAGGCTGGGTATTTCCCGGCCTTTCTGTTATCCAAAATCCACTGAAAGCCCAGCGGCTGGCTGAGGAGATAAATAATAAACGAGGGGCTGTATGCACAAAGCATCTCCTGTTGAGTTAAGAACGAGCATTGAGATGGCACATAGCCTTGCTCAAATTGGAGTCAGGTTTGTGCCAATACCAGTAGAAACAGACGAAGAATTTCATACGTTAGCCGCATCCCTTTCACAAAAGCTGGAAATGATGGTGGCGAAAGCAGAAGCAGATGAGAGAGACCAGGTATGACAACCACTGAATGCATTCTTCTGGCAGCGGGCTTTATATTCTGTGTGCTTATGCTTGCCGACATGGGACTTGTTCAATGACACCTCAGCAGGAAAACGCCCTTCGCAGCATTGCCCGTCAGGCTAATTCTGAAATCAAAAAAGCCAGACAGCAGTTTCCGGATAAAAACGTCGATGACATTTGCCGTAGCGTACTGAAGAAGCACCGCGAAACGGTAACGCTGATGGGATTCACACCGACTCACTTAAGTCTGGCAATCGGTATGTTAAACGGCGTCTTTAAGGAACGGTGAACATGAAAAGCAAAATCATCAGGGAGCTACAGGCTCCTTTTTTATTATTCGCATTCACCCTCAAGCGTATTAACCAACAATTCAGGGATTAATGAAAGATGGCAGATATCATTGATTCAGCATCAGAAATTGAAGAATTACAGCGCAATACAGCAATAAAAATGCGTCGCCTGAACTACCAGACTGTATCCGCAACTCATTGTTGTGAGTGTGGCGATCCGATAGATGAACGAAGACGCCTGGCAGTTCAGGGTTGTCGGACTTGTGCAAGTTGCCAGGAGGATCTGGAGCTTATCAGTAAACAGAGAGGTTCGAAGTGAGCGAAATTAATTATCAGGCACTGCGTGAAAAGGCAGAGAAAGCAACTAAAGGAAGCTACATCGTAGGGCATACATCTGTTAACCAGCACGGCAATTTAACAGGAGTTTTTGTTTGCCAAAAATGGAAAGGAGAACCCGGTGGCGTGATTGCGGAATGTCATGTTAACTGCCTGATTGAATCAGATGCTCAGGCTTATGCAAACGCTGAATTCATAGCAGAGGCTAACCCGGCTACCGTGCTGGCACTGCTGGATGAACAGGAAAGAAACCAGCAATACATCAAACGCCGCGACCAGGAGAACGAGGAGATTGCGCTTACGGTTGGGAAGCTGCGTGTTGAGCTTGAAGCAGCAGAGAACAACCTTATTGATAGTGAATGCCATGTTGCTGAACTGGAAGAAGCTCTACGCGATAAGCAGGCGTTACTTGAAGCCTCAGAAAAGCGCAACGCAAAATTACAAAGCGAGAATGCATACATCCGCAACCGGTACAAAGAACTGGACCTATTAATCGGGAAAAACATTCTGGTCATGCAGGCTGCCATTATCGAATGGCAGGCAACTGGCGACGCTAAGAGCGGACTAGCATGGATTTATAACACACTGTTTGGCCCTGGCGAATTACCGGACGAATCTGAGAAAGATGCTCAGGCCTACTTTAATCGCAAATATGCACCGATTGACGAAAAGCTTATGGCGCTTCACAAGTGGTTTTGGGAACAAAGTGAAGCCGAGCGCGCCGCTGGCATTCGCATCAAAGGAGAGTGAGATGAACGGACAAATCTCAATTGTTCGACCAGGAGCATGTGACGATAGCGAGATACGCATGATTATTCGTCTGGCGAGGGGGAAAACAATAACTGTTCTCATTACTCCAGAAAATCTCGCATTAGCATTAACAGGAAAGTCAGACCTGCCAGTAGAGCTAAAGCTGCGAAATGTTGAGATTAAGGTGAAATAGCTATGACCACTTTTACCAATAGCAAACTAACAGACGAATACGTTTCAAATGCAACGTTGATTCGGCTCATTCTGTGGGCTGACCAGCACAATAGCCATTATGTTGTAGCGGCTCTGCGCGAGCTACAGGAGCGCCGCAAGGCTGATAGTGCAGAACCTGTAAGCCAAACTTACAAGTTGCCAGTTAATACACCTTGCCAAGATGCGCCAGCCCATATCTGGCTGCAAACGGCTGGAGTATGGCCAGAAGATGGCGAGTTAAGCGAATTAACGTGGTGCAGCCACAATCAACACCATGATGACACGCTATATGTTCGAGCTGACCTTGTGAATGGCAACTATCCGGCAACTCCGGATGGTTGGATAAGCTGTAGTGAGCGAATGCCTGAAATGGGAGAGCGACAATGCTATGTGTTAGCAGCTGACTTTAAAAACAACTACCCACCAAACATCCCCAACACTCAGGTCGGCGTATATGGCGACTGGTTTAATGATGGCAAGCCCACTTGGGATGACGGTGATGGCGAAGACCTGTATCTCAAAGAGGTAACCCACTGGATGCAGCTACCAGAACCGCCGCAGGAGGTGAAATGATGAATTGGCCTGAAGCATTCACCGCAGTTGGAGTTGCAATAGCGGTGGCATTTATTCTGTATTCGCTTTTCCGCTGGGGATAAAGGAATGTTCGCTCTGATTCAACGTGGTCAGATATACACGGACAGAGCCGGATACCCTGTGGTGATTACTCGCAGTACTCAGCACTCAGTGTTCTTTCGACGCATGGACGGGCGCTCCGGACGGGTACGCATTGGTGAGTTCAACAACCTGTTCGAACATATTGACCAACAGGAGTACCGCAAAATTCTGGCGGGCACTGAGCAGGAAATGCGCCTGAAAAAATTACGCGCAATGCAACGGAGGTGATACATGCATACGGCTTTTGAGTTCTGGGTTCGCAAGACATTCGGCAATCGCTACGACCTGACCCGTGATGTCGACGGCTTCTACTGCCGTGAAGTTGTGAAACGAATGTTTGACGTGTGGTTCCACTGCCGTGGATGAAAGTTTTATGAGGTTGGCATGCAGACAATCATCTATCAGATAACCCCCAGCAAATGGTGTACGGAGAGAGTCCTTATTGCATCAACAGGGCTAAAGCCCGGCACCATCGAGCGGGCCAGAAGAAAGTCATGGATGCAGGGAAAAGAATACCGCCATTACGCTGTAGAAGGTGATCCTGGGCATTACAGTGAATGCCTGTACAACATCGAAGAAATTATGCGATGGATCGAAAACCAGAAACAACCAGGTGCCAAAAATGCAAGTTCCGGTTAACCTGTTAATGCTCCTGGACGTCTGGGAGGTTTAATGAGTAACGCATCATACCCGACAGGCGTTGAAAACCATGGAGGATCACTCCGTATATGGTTTCACTATAATGGCAAACGTGTCAGAGAAAACCTCGGTGTTCCTGACACAGCCAAAAACCGGAAGATCGCTGGTGAACTTCGCACTTCCGTTTGTTTTGCAATCAGAATGGGGAGTTTCGACTACGCCGCGCAGTTCCCTAATTCCCCTAACCTGAAACACTTTGGTCTGGGAAAAAGAGAGATAACCGTTAAGGCACTTTCGGAAAAATGGTTGGACCTTAAGAAAATTGAGATTTGTGCGAATGCACTTAACCGTTACCAGTCAGTAATTAAAAACATGTTACCAATGTTAGGTGAAAAAAAACTGGTTTCATCCATAACAAAAGAGGATTTACTTTTCGTAAGGAGAGATTTGTTGACCGGTTACCAAAAGCTTTCTAATGGAAAGACTTCTTCCATAAAAGGGCGCTCAGTGGTCACGGTAAACTACTATATGACAACCATAGCTGGAATGTTTCAATTTGCAACAGATAATGGTTATACCTCAGGAAACCCATTTAACGGTCTGGCTCCCTTAAAAAAGTCCAAGGTAAAACCAGATCCTCTCACCCGTGACGAATTTATTCGTTTTATTGAGGCTTGCCGTCATCAACAAACAAAAAACCTGTGGATTCTCGCTGTATACACGGGTATTCGTCACGGGGAGTTGGTATCGCTGGCATGGGAAGATATAGACCTTAAAGCAAGGACTATAACCATCCGTAGAAATTATACAAAACTTGGCGAATTCACTCCACCAAAAACCGATGCAGGCACCGGAAGGACAATTCATCTGGTTCAACCAGCTATTGATGCTCTTAAAAGCCAGGCGGAAATGACCATGCTTGGAAAGCAACATTCTGTAGAGGTGAAGCAGAGGGAATATGGGAGAACTGCTGTGCATAAATGCACTTTTGTTTTTAGTCCTCAGGTAACAAAACAGCAGCAGTTGTCCGGACCTCACTACAAGGTTGACTCCATCAGGGAGTCATGGACAAGTATCTTAAAACGCGCAGGTCTGAGACACAGAAAATCGTACCAATCCAGGCATACTTATGCATGCTGGTCACTTGCCGCAGGAGCTAATCCTAGTTTTATCGCAAGCCAGATGGGCCACACAAACGCACAAATGGTATTCAATGTTTACGGAGCATGGATGAAAGACAACAATCACGAACAGATAGAACTCCTTAACAAAAGACTATCTGAAAGTGTCCCATGTATGCCCCATAAGAAAGCGGGGTAA